ACTCATCACCTGTTTAAATATTATATCATTTTTGTGATATACTAAGAAACCTTTAATGCTTAGGCTTCCTTGTGTCTCATTTTGTTTTATCTGTATTCATTTTGACTACCATTGTTGCTTACTGTTCTTTTTTGATTCTAGAACTTTTAGCTTCTACACATCAAAATTACATCACAAAAAAGGGGCCTACTCGGCCTCTTTCTTTTGTCGTTCTATGTCTTCTCTGATCAGATCTTTCAGGTATCTGTTGACGCTCTCTTTTGTGTCTAGGTATTCCAGAATGTCTGCGTCATGTTTTAGATGAAGCCTGAAGGTCTTGATCTTGTATGTCTTATCGCTCCACTTTTGATTTGCTCTTTTTCTTGCCTCTGATACTGCCATCTTACTTCTCCTCCGTTTCCGTCTCTGTGTCTAGTATCTTAGCTTCGGTCACTAAATATTCTATGTAGTCCCAGTCCTTTTTTCCTGGTGTGCTTAGAGTTCTTATAACTTTCATGATTGCTTCAGATAAATTAATTTCTTTTTCTAGATTGTCGTTCTTTTCTGGTGTGCCTTCTTTCCCAGAGAGCAATGAGTCCCTATTAACTTCTAGTGCTGCTGCTAATTTATCAATAGTGTGAAGCGTTGCATTGTCTGGATCATCACGTGTAAGCATATGAATAGTATTTAATGATACGCCACTTTTTTTAGATAACTCTACGAGGGTAATACCCTTGTTTTTTGTTATTGTTTTAATGTTTTTTCCGATTCCCACAGGTCTGTGTCCTCCTTAGTCCTCTATTATTTCCATTAATACGTCCTTAGCGTCTTCATCGCAATTGTGTTTGTATAGCCAGTTTGCTACTTCCTTTACTGTCATCATGTGTTCATTGTAATACAATTGGTCCATCATGTCTTCTCTTAGTCTCATCACTGCTTCTTCTCTAGTCATGTTATGCTTCCTCCTCTATTGCTTGAATCTGGCGTTGTGATTCTTGAATCAATGTTTCATAGACGTCCGCTTCGTAAGCTAGTTTTCTGATTTTTCCGAAGTCAATGTCTCTTTCTTCTCTTTCGATTGCATTTAGTTCGTATTGAATTTCCTTTGCGATTCTGTTTTGTTTTTCAATCCAGTTTTGAATTTGCGTTTCTAGTGCTTCAAGGTTTTCTGTGTTTGTCATTGTGTTCTATCTCTCTTTCTTTTTATTCGTTTCCTAAATTCATGATTCCTTCTAGTTCATATTTATATGTATTGTAGATTGTTAGGTCTCTTTCAAGTTGTTCGATTCTAGCGCAAATTTGTTTTACACAGTTCGTGTTTCCTTTTTGTGCTTCCCGAACTAAGTCTTCTTTTTCTTGTTCTAGTGAGCGATTAATGCTTTCAATTTGCCATGTTGTTCTTCTTATTACTAATTCTAATGGTTTTTCGATATTTGTTTTCATTGTGTTCTATCTCTCTTTCTTTTTACACTCACATTGTAATGTATTACAGTACACAAAGCAAGTAAAAAAGCGAAAAATAAAGCAGAAAATAAAAAAGAAGGGAACGCTATTTTTCAAGCATTCCCTTGATCCGTTCCGATAGGTCTTTGACCTGTTCTTTTAGTGTAGCCACTTCCTTCTCCAGCTCGTTATGGCTTTCGAGTTTTTTCGCTAGGCTGTCGACCTTTTTGTCCATCTGTTCTACCTTGTAATCCAGCAAGGCTGAATGTTTGGAGTTGCTGGTCCATGTTGCTAGGACTGAAGGTACACCGACGCAAAGTCCGGATATGATCGCAACCAGAATTGTATCAGTCATTATTCGTCCTCGTTTACTTCTGGCAAACCTGCTAGGCTTGTTAGAATTGAGCATACGCCAGCCACGACCGTTGTGCTTGCTGCGTACATCCAGTTAATGTCCGGAACGGCTGCGCCTACGGTGATAGAAGCTAGCGCTGTTTGAGCCATTGTCTTGATTGCTCGAACTCCTGCTGCTTCCCACCATGCTTTGTTTGTAAGTCTACTCATTCTCGTTACCTCCTATTATTAAAAAGGGCACGCCTCTGGCATGCCTTAAATCACCTATACTATTCTAGAAACCGTTTCTGATGCATTGATCAAAGTTCCGGCTGCTGATGTAACCCACGTTAGAGCGACCTTGTTTCCTGGTGCTGCTGGTGCTGCCTGGATAACAGCGGATACTGGAAGAGTGACCACGTTGTCTACTGCGGTTGTTGTTACTTGTGCTATAGCTCCAGGGACTGCTGTTCCATTGGCATAAAGTTGCACTTGATTTGTTCCCGCTGCGGTTGCTGAAATCACGAAGCTTCCATCCACTTTATAAGTTCCAGGTTTTACGATCTCCAGAGCGTTTCCGTTTAGATTGACTCTGTTATTTGTCCGAGTCCGTACGGTTCCCGGTGGGATCGTTGCGCCTGCTGCTAGTATTGCGCTTGTCGTGTTGACGACTTGGATCATGTTTCTACCTCTACGCTACTGTAGCGCCTGCTGGGTAGTAAGTTCCATATTGTGGGTAGTAAGGCGGATTTGTGTAATATCGTCCTAATTGGCTCAAAATGTTATGAGTTTGTACGCTGTTTGAAATTGCCTGCAAGCTTTGATCATATTGAGTTTTCAAGGCATCATATTTGTCTTGCATCATTTGAGTCTTTAAATTGCAGCAGCATTGTTCCATCTGGTGAGATAGGTTGTTAATGCTTTCCTGTACTCCTCCAAAACCTTGGCATAAAGAACTATTTACACCGTTGAAGCCATTCATCATGGCCATCTGTGTTTGGTTTGCGTTTTGCATCTGGTTCACGTTCATCTGGTTGATTAGCTGCGCGTTTTCGTATGCGTTTGAGCAAATTCCGTTTGTGATTCCGTCTAGCTTACTAATAATAGCTTGTGTATCAAATCCGCGCTGAACCTCTGCTTGTGTGCCTTGCTGGTTGTTTCCCCAGGCTCCGCCGCCACCAAATCCAAAAATCAAAAAGAATAAAATTAGAATGATAATTCCGTTTCCTTCTAGAAAGCCATCTTTGTTTCCAGTTACAGAAGCGATATCAGATAATGATAAGTTGTCCATGTGTGTTCTCCTTTCTTATCTATCTTGATTTTGCAAAATCCTATTTTAGAAAGCCCTTGAACTGTTCCGCCATTTGTTTGGCTTGATCCAGTTGAGCCTGCGTAAATTTTCCGGAGGCCATCAGCTCATTTAGAAGTTGCTGCGGGTCCTGCGTCCCTAGCATCTTTTTAAATTGCTGAAATTGTTGCAGCATGTTTCCGTTTCCTCCTGGTCTATTTTGAAGTAGTGGATTCATGACGGTTGCCTCCTCTCGCATTCTGTTCTACCTTTGAAAGCCATTCCTTGAATTCTGCCTTCGTGAGGTACTTGTCTTCCGGTTGATCTTCTTTCACTTCCTGAAAGCTATAAGCCTTGATTGTACAGAAACCACTTGCGTCTGCTTGTTTCTGATAAAAAACAGGCTTGTTACTATCCATTAAAATCACGGACTGGTTCGGTCCTAGAGTGAAAGCTTTAGCACTTTCGATTCCATTTACAAATTGAATCTGGTTCATTTGTTGAGTCGGTGCCTGCATCTGTGGCATCCCGAACTGCCCAGGCTGCGGCATGAAATTATTGAAATATGGTGTGTTCATTGTGTTCTACCTCTTTTCACCAATACTTTATAATATTTCTGTGTCTGGAGCCGTCCCTCTTTTGTCCTTCTTTAGCTTGTAAAATTCGAAGGCCATATCAACCAAAAGAGCCCAGTAATAGTCATTTAAATCCTTGACAGTTTCTTCGAATTCGTCTTTGCTCATATCTGCATCTGCATAGTGCCATTGCGAGTCTTGCGTTTTGCTTCTTAGCTGATAAATAACTTTTTTCTGTTTGTCGCTCAGTCCTTGTTCTTCAATTAGAAAATGTGCAAAGTCTGGGCGTAGAGGTGTCTGGTATCTTCTATTTATTCTTCTATTCATTGTGTTCTATTGCTGATCCTTTCTATTTAAATGTTCCGTATGGACTTGTGTTAAATCCTGCTGAATTTAATTCTCCGCAAGCCATCCAGCGTCGTGTTCCGTCTGCGCCAATCCAGCTGATCCACACGTATCCTTCTCGACGGACGTATCCGTCATAATTGACGTGCTGTCCTTGAATATATGTTAATCCTGTATCCTGTCCTTTTAGGCTTGGGGCTCGTCTGATCTTGATTGTGCAAGCAGGATAGAATGTAGCTTTTTCATGTACAAAGTCTGAGGGGATACCATTTAGCACGGATGCTGATCCAGTAGTGGTTCCGCCTCCTTGGTTGAATGGTACGTGGCTAGCATCTGTCCAGTTTGCGAATGTTCCCTTATTTAAAATCACAGTTCCATCTGTTACAAATGCTAAATCTGCAGATACGTTATTCGGCAAGTGATATACTCCATGCGAATTTCTGTCATACATATGAGAGAACTTTCCTTTTGCGACTTCGATATGTGCATGATTTCCTGTAGCGTACCCTGCAGTTCCTTCATCTCCGAACGTATCTCCTTGCTTGAAATATTTCACTCTTTTGATATCCTCGATATAGTTATCATGAATAAACATAAATGTAGCAAAATCAATTGTTCCGTCTCTAAATAGCACTTTCTTGTCTGATTCTAAGAAAACTGCATTTCCGTTTCTTGCCGAGTCATAGGCTACTAGGTGACAGTCGCATGGTGCGATAGTTTCGTCAATACCTGTATCCCTACCCGCATTGTCTAATGCGTTAGTTCCTAGGTGTGTTCATACGTTGTTTCCTTGGGTTACATTCATGTACTCCATTGGAAAGCCTAAAAGCTGATATCCGCCTTTTGTAATTTTTTGTCCTTTTCTCATTTTTTTGGACCTCCTTCTATTTATTAAAAAAGAGCCTATTTCTAGACTCTTGTAAAAATAATTTAGTTAACTAATTCTTTTTTAGTTTACTGCATAATCTCTTTCCAGATTTCTGCTCCTACACCGAATGCTCCAGGTTCCCAGACGTTGCTATCTACCATAGACTCCCATTTCTTACCGTTATGCATACATTTAGAGCCTGTCTGCCATTTCACAGGTGGAATGCCATTATAAGGTTCCCATGCAGGACATTCTTCTGTGGCTGGAGGTTCTGGTTCCGGAACTACTGTACCTCCAATTTCTACAGTTTCCTTGATTTGCTGTACTGTTGCCCAATATTAAAACATACGGGCCTTGATACATTTATTTCTTTAATCTGCATAATGCTCCTCCTTTAAGCAATTCTAACCCACATCACTATCCAACCTCTTCCATTAGGTGCTACATCTGGATACTGTGCTGTTGTTGGCTGTGTATCTGGTGCAGTTTTATAATCCCAAGCACTCCACAGCCATCTTTGTCCCTTACTTTGATTGTTCTTGTAAATTTGTACATTTCTGTTATTTTCAAATTTAGAGCTTGATACATCTAAGGCAAAGCTTGATTCGTAAACCGGATGTATACAAATATCTACGTGTTGCCATTTTCCACCTAATAGTTTTTCTATAGGGCAAACCAATTCCCCATTATCAATCAGATCATTCAAAGATCTATTCAAGGTGCTATACAGATATATCGAACCTACAGGATAGCAGGCGTTTAGTTTTCTATCCATATACAATTTTAAAAGCTTTCCACATCTTGCTGAGAGAGGTCTGCTAGAATCGTTACTGTCTAGATTATCAACTATAAGTCTTTTCATGTTCTGCAGTAATAAATTCATCTTATGCGCCTCCTAAATTCTTGATACGTTTGATTTTTCCGTCTTTTTTATAAAAGCCTTTTTTAACTTTGATACATTTTCCATCTTTCTTCAGATAAACTCGAGCACGCCTAATCTGCCCCTCTGTTTTTATTCCAATTCGTAATTGGTCGACTGCCGTTGTAAATTCTGCATATTTACCGCCAGTAAGAGCTAATGCATCATTTCGGTCTATTACCTTAAGTGTAATCTTGTAATGTGTCTCCGGAGTCAAATTCGTAAGTGTTACTGTTCCGTCAGTGTTGTCAGGATTTACGTTCCAGGTATTACCGCTGATTGAATCCCACAGGTAGGCTCTCCAAAAGTTGTGCTTGTTACTTAATTTGTAATCGAAAGTAGCTGATTTGGCTTTAATATCTCTCGGATTTTCGCAGTGATATATGCTCGGCTTAGGCATGGAGATTGAAGCTCCAATACTACCGCTAGCATAATAGATACTACCACAATTTAAAGTTACTCCTGGCTCGTGGTATACCGATTGGCCTTTTCCATAAGGAAGGTCCACAGTTCCGCTAGCGAATACCGGTGAATCGCCTGAGCTGCCTGTATAGTAATGAATATTAAACGTGTGTACTTTCGTATGAAATGTGAATGTTGCTCCGTTATAGTCGATACCGCCGTAGGCCCTGAATGAAAGATACGCAGAATAATGCCATCGCATTTGACAGTTTGGGTAGTCTTCCACTATTTCCGTTGAATAATCCACTACCAGGTTTACATATTGATTATTCGTTTTAATGACTTCACTTGGCATCTAACCACCTAACTTTCAATCTGTAATACAAGCCACCCGTCCTTCGCTTCTGTAGGTGGATTCACTTCAGGGTCATCCGTTACGACTACATAGCCTACTGAATTCTTGTGCTCTTCTAGGCTCTGCGAAACTTCAGTAATAGTCATTGTGTTCTGTTCAATCGCATTTGTGTTGGCATTGATTTTATTTAGAAGATTTCCTGCTGTATCTCCTGTAAGAGTTCCTTGTATTGATTTCATTAGTTCACTAAACTGCCTTTGAAATTGGTCTGTTGGAAGCTTGATTAATCCATCCACTGCTAATCCACAGTAGTCCTCATTTAGACGTTGGTCTGAGATGTCTGCATCCGTAATAGATGCGGTATTACTCTTTACTAGGATAGTAGCTAGAATGATTTCATATTGATTCACATTTCGTACCGGTGTTGGCATTGTGGCTGATCCCTTCACGTATTTCAAAATGCAAGTATTTAGCGAATTATCATATCTAACTGAGATATAGTCGTATCTATCAAATGCGCTTGCCGTGTCAATCGTAAATTTCACCTCTTCGTCATTGGCATATGTAATTCCTCCAATTCCGTTAGTTGAGGCTAATAGAAAAGCAACCCCTTCACTTACATTCACAACCATTCCGCCTGCTGATGTAACTTCTAAATCGTTGCCCGTAGCATTGATAATTCCTGCTGTTCTTGCCGAGTGAAACAATCTTACTTGCTCAGCTAAATATTCCGTATCATTCAACGGATATGCATATTGCGTCATTCCTCTACCTCCCCGCTATATATTTCTGTTTCAAGTGTAATTTGTACGTCTTTGTTTGCCTCTTCTACAAAGTTTATTCCTGTAATCCTCTCGTTTTCTTGTATTCCATATTCAATAGACTGAATGGGAACTATGTCTCCTAAATCATAATCGGAGCCGAGTACGGCTATCTGATTATCTGGTATTAATTCAAAACCAAATTTATAGGCACTCTTGTTAGCTTCGTCTAGTTTAGAATTCCCACGTTCTTGAAGCATTGAATTGTATTCTTCGTCCGTATAGGTGTGTTTGTTTCCATTGGAATCTTCGTACTCGGATTGAATATCTCTCGCATCTACATAAAGCTCTCGAATTTCTTCTCCTTCTTTATGTCTGTCAACGATAACGTATCTTCTTTGCTCTCCTGAGTCCTCTCCTAGAACATAGGCATAATTCTTGTACTGCGAGTAGTCTCTTTCATAACTGATGTTCGTAAGGTTTCCTAAGGCATCACTGAACTTTGCTCTCGGTCGATATCTACCTTCATAAATTTCAAGTGTGTTTAGCTCCTCAAGTGGATTCATAAGAACTCTGAACCCTAATCCTCCTTGTTTACAGTACTCTAGAAAAGAGGCTTCTAAAGTTTCATACGTGGTATCTGAACCGCCCTTGATATTTACGTCTATTCCTTTTAGCTCCGGCACGTTAATATCAAGTCCCCTTTGGTTATCATGCACCAGCTGAAATAGATCACCCTCAATATTCTTGATCGTGTGGGTTGTTGTATTGATTCGCTTACCAAGGTTATTCATAAATCCGTGTATTTCGATTTCGTCTGTGTTGTATAAAACATTCTCGATAAATAGAATTTCTCTACGTTCCTTGCAGACTATCCTACATTCACCATTCAAATATTTAAGATTATCTTCCGTTTTTCTAGCGTGTATCTCTGCAGTACCTGTATCGTTATACCTTGGCTTCCATTGTATAGATGTACAATTCTGCAGTTCCCCTTGTCGCTTTCCTTCTTTGTCGTAAATCAAGTAATTCATACTAAATACCTGCCATAACTTCATCAAAAGTCAGTACAACTTCTAGACTTTTTTCGTTTGTTTCTGAGCTATAGCGAATAACATTATCGCCTTTATTCAACTTGAAAAAAGTACTTTCATAGCTCATATCGGGGAAGGCATTCACTACTGAGTCTTCCTTGATTAAATGACAGTATTTTTCGTTGTCATGGGTGTTAATTTCTAGCGTTTCGCCACTCTGCAGAGTTAGATTAGGAAACTCGATGGCTTCCTGAGTATCAACTTTTACAATTTTCGGAGCTTTCACTTCTGCAGTTGCAGTCATACGTACTATAAATCCTGTTTCCAACGACCCTTTGTTTTTGATTGTTTGTAAAGGCTGATAAGCTCTTTCTGATATTTTCCATTTCTGTGTAGATGAGTAAGCCTGCTTAAATCTAAATCTTGATTTCAGATAATTGAAATACGTTACATTCGATATGTGGCTTCTCGGATATGGAAATGGTGCCCTTACAACAAACTGAAAGTTCTGCCATACAGGATTGATACTGATAACCGGAGTTTGCTTTGGGATTACTACCCAGTACACATCTATTTCGGCTAAATCATCTATATATCGCAAAGTAGCAGTTACTCCCGGAAGAATAACTGCTAGTAATGTTTTACGAATACTCGGCTTATAATGGTAACGCCCTTCTATCGTAAGGTCCTTAGCTTGCACAGATTTACCAGTGATAGAAGAACCCACTTGATTATTAACAGTAGACTCTGACAAATTTATTTCGTTTGAGGTAAGTCCGTCTATATTTGTAATACGAATACCGGAGCTCGCAGAGAATTCTACGGAATCTCCATAAGCGTTGGTATATATAACTTTTATTGCCATGCTAACCTCCTTACGCTGTTTCTAGTCTGTTGACCGATTTCGCTAGGGCTCAAAGCCTTAGCTGAATTAATTGTTTGATTCACATTATAAACTGTTGTGCTTCCTGGCCATCCTTTAAAGCCTCCAGAATCGCTTTCTAGGGCCAATCTTGAAGTTAGGCTGTCCATGTTAGCGGCATCTATTAGTTCAGTCGACATACGTCCCATAAAGGCCTTAGCCTTTGGCATGGCTTTTTCTACACCTAAAGTAATTCCGGCAGGAATCCATTTACCGATACGATCGGCAAATAGTCTTGAAGGTGATCCAATTCCTAGTGCTGACTTTACGCCATCTATAAGACCTCTAGCCATATTTCCAAGCCAACCAGTCAAGGCTCCCCAGGCTCCGCTGATTCCACTTCTTATTCCGTTTACGATATCGGCACCAATCGAAATCATTTGTCCTGGTATTTGTCTTACTGTGTTTACAATCCCATTAAAGAATTGCCTTCCCGCTTGAATCGCTTGATTTGCAAAGCTTCCGACAAAGCTTGCCGCACTTGAAATCGTATTTGATAGAAAGGACCACACGGTTCCTGGTAGCTGCTGGATAAAGGTCACCACATTAGTGATGAATTCTTGTCCTGCCTGAACGGCTTTCTGGATCATTTGACTTACCCACTCGGCTGTCTTGTTGATTGTCTCAAGAAGCCATGTCCAAACCATGCCAGGTAGCTGGGTGAACCACTCGACGACTCCAGATATAAACTGCGGGATGTCCTGCGTTACGAATTGCACTAGGCTTGCGCCCCATTCGATTAACTTTCCTAATATAAATCCTACAGCGTATCCGATCCAGTATGGTATCGTTGATCCGAAGAACGTTTGAATGTTCGTCACTAGTGTGTTTATGCCTTCAGGAATCGTTACCGTAAAAAACTGAACTACTTGATTGGCTAAATTCTGTGCTGCGTCTACAAAACTTTGAAAAGCTTCTGGAATTGTTACTGTAAAGAAATTAACGATCCCATCTATTACTTGTCCAGTAGTTTCCTTTATACCATCCCATAGATTGATCCATAACTCTCTGAATCCGTCGCTTGTATTCCAAAGATATACGAAGGCTGCTACTAGTGCTCCGATAGCTACGACTACTAATGTGATAGGTCCACCGATTACTCCTAGAGCTGCGCTTAGTCCAGAAAGTCCTCCACCGGCTAGTGTAAAGGCTTCAGCCATACTAGCAATCACGCCCGTTCCTGATGATGCGGCATATGCTAGTCCGTCAATCAATCCGGAGCCCTTCGATACTAGACTACCGAATGTCTTGATCTTCTTTCCGGCATCCCCGATTGTTTTTGCAATGTCGCTAACAGCCTTGATTCCTTTCCAAGCTGCAAAAGCTCCGGCTACAGCGGCAATCAAAGGCATAAGTCCTTGAATCGTATCTGCTACAGTTTGTACCTTGTCTATAATATCCGGGAGCCTTTCGATAAAGGCTGCGACGAACTCCCCTACTTTTTCTACAAGGATAGGCAGAATATCTCTGATTCTTTCCAGAGCACTTTTTACAAAATCTAGAGAATCGTTGGAATCCAGCTTTTGTGCGATTGTATCTCGTACGCTGTTCCAGGCTTCCTGAATTTTTTCTGTTGCTGCTTTGATTGCTTCCGCTGTTGGCGCGAAAAAATCTTTCAATGCGTTCAATGCTTTCGGTATTTCTTCTGCAATCCAGTTTAATCCGTCTCTGATTACTGATCCGAAGTTTGCAATCATTTCTTGAATTGTGGGTAAGCTGTTATCAGCTAAAAAATCATTGAAGGCCGTGATAATATTTGCAATGCCGATTGCGATACGTGCCGACATATTCGTGAAGCTTGTCGCAAAGCTTCCGGCCATCTCTTTGGCTTTTCCTGCTACTGCCGGGAAGGATTCTGTTCCGTTTTCTAGCGCATCCATCAGTACGTCGTTGAATTCCTGCGCACTAATCTGGCCTTTGGAGAATGCGTCTGATACTTCAGCCATACTCTTTCCCGTTTTTTCTGCGAAAATCTTTAAAACAGGAATTCCGGCGTCAGTCAAACGTTGCCACTGATCTGCAGAAATCTTTCCAGAGGCATTCATCTTTGCGATTGCGTCTACTGTATTGGCCAAGGTTTCATTGGTCCCGTCTCCATAGAAAGAAACGGCGTCCATCATATCCTTTACCATTCGAGTAGACTTATCTAAGCCCAGTCCTGATGTAGCCAGTTTTTGTGTTGAAGTGGCGGCTGTGTCTAGTCCATACGCGGTATCCGTTACAGCGTCACTTAAATTGTTTACAACCTTCGCAGCTTTTTCACTGCTTCCTGCTAAAACTCCTATAACTTGTTTAGCTTTTTGCATGGCATCTAATCGGGCAGTTGCTTTCCCGATTGATCCAGATATTAAATCCCAGCCTTTGCTGGCTGCTTTGAATACAGTTGCGCCCACGAAGGTTGACTTCACTTTGTCCGCGAAGCTTTCCGCACTTTTATGCGCTCCGCTAAGGCCGCTTTTGTACTCGCTGTCATCAAGTCCTAGTTTGACTTTAATTGTTCCATCAGCTCCTGATGCCATTTTCTCAACCTCCTAGGTTTCTAATTAGGTTTCTAATCTGGCCAGAAGTTCTGCTTCTATTTCTTGCGGTGTTCTTTCCTTTTCGGGCCCTTTTTCCTCTGGTAGACGGTAATACTTTTCTAGACGCTGCGCGCGACTCTTCTCTTCCCCTTTTAGGTTTGAAGTGTCTCTGGTTCTGTAACCAATAACTCGTATGATCATGGTATCGTCGTTTAGTGCATTAAAAAGTGCTTTAAATTCGAACCAGTGAAGTTTGGCATCTAAAAGGTTTATATTGTATTGCTGTCTAAAGGCTGCATATATAAGATCCATATCGTATTCGAATCGATAGCCTTGTCGACCATTTGTCTTGGCATAAGATTCTCTAGGCTTTTTGTCGCAAAAATAAAAGCCCATTATTGCTTTCCATAGGTCTCTCTGATCACCTTGAAAAGTGAACGGATTGATTCCTATTCGATCGCAAATAATGGGCAGCTTCAGTTCTTCTGGTATTGCGTTATCTTGTATAACGCTGTCAACTCGGACCCAGGTTCTAAAGTCTGCAAAAATGGGGAGAGCCGTTCCGTTAACGTCTATGCTTTCCGGAAGGTCTTCTCTCTCTAGCCACAGCATTTCTTCCTCCATATCGTTTGTCTGCGTATTCTAATGTCCTGTTAAATTTGTCCATAGATTCGCAAAGCTTGTCGATTTTGTCCAGATTCTTCTTTTCTTCTTCGGCAGCTTTTGCCTGTTGATCCTTTAAAAATTCATTCTGGAAGATGCTGTGTAGCGTGAAGCAAAGTTCAAACTGTGCCGAGCTTTCTTCGTATCCTCTGAATAGTGTTTCAAAGGCTCCATCACCTAGAATTCTATCAATTAAAGCAGGACAGTCTTCTAGCGATTCTTTTCCGAATTTGCTTAGAGAATTCTGTTCTGTAGCCCAGTTCTCTAGCGCTTCAATCTTAGAAGTGTCCTTTACATCAACTTTGAATCTGTGTCCGTCGATTTCGATATCTTTAAATAGCTGTTTTTGTAACTTTAGTTCCATGGTGTCCTCCTTATACTTTTATGTGCTTTACTCTGTGGCGCTGTCTGCGGTAAATGTTTTCGTTTTAATATTGAATGTTCCCGGTACCTGATCGCCTTGTTGTGCGAATGTTCCGGAGCACATTAGTTTGCCTCCGGCCTCTCCACTTCCTGGGTTATCAGGTTGCACTTCGTAAATTCGTTTATAAGCTACAAAGTCCCCAGATTTAGGTGTTTTCTCGTTCCACGTTTCCACTTCGATTTCTTCAAAAGTAGAACCGACTTTCTGTTCTTTGCCTTGTAAATACAGCCAGTAGTTAAAGGCGTCCCCTGGATATGCTCGGCCCTCGTAAGATACTGTAGGCGCGTAACCTGTAACCTGGCTTTGGCTTCCGGCTTCTCCGATATATTGCACCCCGTCGTCTGTCGTAGCGTTCAAAGCTTGCTCCCAGTTTGTCAATCCTTTATTGGCTAGAACGTAGCTCTCTGATCCTGTGAATTTGACGTAATGTAGATTATCTTCGACCTTTAGTTCTCTGTTTGGTAGTTCTGCTGCCATTATTCAAACCTTCCTTTCTTTTCGTAGGTTAATGTCATAGAGCAGTAGAAAGTTGAAAGCGTAGCCTCTTCTCCCGTGTAGTCTGAAGGAAGCGTTGTGAGCGTAACCTCTTGCGGTGTTGCTTCATCCAGTGCTAGATTTGGGAAACCTTGCGCCTCTTCCTCCGAGAGTGCCTGTACTAGTGCATACAGGATTCTGGATAAGTCCAGGCGTGCTTTCGTGTCCTTTCTGCTTGCTTGAATATAAATTTCAAATGGGTAAGTAGCTCTATAGCCACCGCCCAGATAGTGTTCTATTTCTTCCGTATATCCGCTACTTTTGAAAAGTAAGGCGGTGTGCTTGGAGTCGTTAAAATACTCCAGGCACCACGGTATGTTGTTGATATTGATTGAAGAAAAAAAGCTATACAGCCCGTCTTCAATCTGCTTTACGTCTTCCAGCTTTATGATCTTCTTTTCACTCATCTGAATTCCTCCTTGAAAAACTTTTTCGCGCCTTCCATCCAGGCAGCCTTTCGTGCTCTTAAAGTCTTAGGCCACCATTCAGAACCGCCTTGTCTATAGCTCAAATTTCGAGTTGTATAGACTTTTGTTTCTCCGTGTTTAGCCCATGGACTGTGGCTATGGGTTCCGATCATCACTCTTCCTGTATGTTGGAAGTGTGCGTATGGTGTGTCCCATATGATCCAATCGTTATCCTGTGCCGCCCATCTTAAAGCCGAGGTTCTCAGCGTTCCTTTTCCAATAGGCACGTTCTTGTTCGTGTCTTGAACGATAAGCTGCTTTAGCTTCAATCTAGATCGGCGGAGCGCTTTGGTTCCTCTGGCCTGTAGCTGTGCCACCGGGATATCGACTATAACTTTTAGATGATACTCACTCACATGTTACCTCTATGAATTCCGGCGTATTTCTCAAGGGATTTAGAATATTCACATTTGTGATCTCGTAAATGTCGCCGTGTGCTTCGATACGGTCCCCGGTTCTTAGTGTGAACTGCTTGTCTGGCGTCTTAAATTCTGAAGGGGGAACTAGAATCTTGTCCGCCTTATAGTCGTTCACGTCTATCGTTATGAGGATCGTATCGGAATTACTGGCGCCCGTCTGTCCATAAGTCCGGGCTTTTGTTTTGGAAACTTTTACGTGTTGGACCGTTACTGTTGACGTAGTTTCTTCCAGGTTTTCTTCGCCTAGAATGTTCATGACTTTTATTGTGTGCGGCCTAAGCCATCTCGGGCTTTTTACCATACCGCCTGGCAGGCTAGTCCTGCTTTGAGTAATTGGTAGTCGAGCTCTGATATTGCTAGGCTTGATAAGGGTATGTCATGGAACCTTATCGTTTTCGCATTATCTACGGAATACGAGAAACCGCTAGTGGTTGCGCCTGTGAAGTTCATATCGCTAGAACCCACAAAGCAATCCATTCCGCCATGTGCCTCTATGAAGTCAATCTGGTATAGGACTGCTTTTTTTAAATCCATGTTGTAGTCTTTCAAAGCCTGAACTTTCCAGTATGGAATCTTCTCTCGAATGTATGCTTCTAAAAGGCTTTCGGTTCTTGGTTCTATTTGTGAATACTCCACTTCATCCAGTAGCGTTCCACCTAAGGCTGTGTATTCCTCAAAGCTTAGGATCATGTTTTATCTCCTTATGCTGCTGCGACAGGAGCTACTTGTACATTACGGAATACACCGGCTTTAGTTGTATCTTTTGAAACGATAGAAGCAATCATTTCTACTTCTCCTTTTTTAACTGCTCCAGGTTCGCTTAAGTTTGGCATGTATTGGTGGATGATTTTTTGTCCTTGTGGACTTACTGCGTGCACAGCATCTAATCCGAATTTTACAGCGTAAATGCTTGTTGTTCCTGTTGAGTCGTCGATAGGTACGCACATCAAGGATTTAGTTCCATTGTAGTATTCTCCCATGTCAACGATTGCGATTCCGTCGTAGTTGTCTACGCTTTGGCCGAAGCTGTTCTCTGATCTTGTGTAGTATCCTTGCTTTTTAGCGACTGTTTTTAGAACAGTAGCTGTCTTGCGGTTTACCAATAAAGCGTCTGGTTTTACTGAGAAAGTTGATAACCAAGAATCCAATGCAAAAGTGAAAGCATCTGCGTTTTCCTTGATTTTTGCTGCTGTCGACAAATCAAAGGCTGCATCTGCGTTTTTCTCTTCCGTATTTGTTCCCTTTACTAATACATCCAAACCGTCAAAGCTTGTGTTATCTGTTGCAGCAGTTCCTTTGGCTGTTGACTTTCCGTTAATGAAGTCATAGTGGAACTTGTTCTTTACTGCAATGATTTTCTGAGCTAATTGGAATGCGATTTCTGAGCTTGCTGCTGTGTCTTCTAATACACGGTCTACTTCGTAGGCTCCACCGAAGATTTTCAAGTTTGTAGTTTTCTGAGTCTTCACTGCTTCTCCTGCTGTGTATTCGCTATTCAATTTACGGCCTTCAGCTACTGATGGTGTTTTTAATTGTAAATAGCCATAAGTTAATGTTGAGCCACCAGTTCCTGGTGATACTGAGTTATCGAATGGTAAACGATCCAAAATAAAAGAGTCCCTGCGGAACTCATCAATGACCTGCTGGTCTACGTGATCGGCTAAACCGACTTTTGATTGCTCTAATGTAATTGGCATCTTTTAGTTCCTCCTATTTTTTGTAGTATTCTGAAATTGCGCCGGCTAGAGTTGTTGGTGCCTCTGGTTTCGGACTTTCTCCGTGATCTCCACCAAGTTTTACATCGTCACCTTTTGGCTTGTTTGGCTCTGCCGCCTTAAATAAGAAGCCGTCCTCTTTCTTGATAGCTTCGATTTGTTCGTCAAGTCCTGTTAATTTTCCGTCTTTATCAAACTTGATTTTGTCTTTATCTAGTAACCCCATTAAGGCCTTTTCGGATAAGGTTCCAGATTTCGCAATTGCTAGTTGAATCGCGCTGTCAAGTCTTGCGCTTTCTAAGTCCTGGTTGTATTTAATTTCCCAGTTCCTGACGTCTGTTTGTAATTGTTTTACGTCTACTCCGTCAAAATCCTTGACGCTTTGTGTAAGCTCTTGGATGCGCGTGTCTTTGGCTTGCATGTCGCTGTCGTATTTTGCTTTTGAGACGTAGTCTCCTGAGGCGAGGTTCGCTAATTTTACGGTTTTATTTCCTTCTAGCTTAGCTGCAACCTGTGCATACAATTCCTCACCTAAGATCTCTTTTAAAAACTCCATTTTGTCCTCCTGCGTTTTTTATATCTGGTTCACTCCAGTATCGAGTCCGGCCTTTTATATCCCGTGCCGAAGGGTATTCAAGCCTTTTATATGCCGTGCTTAGGGCATAATAAAAACCGCGCCATTCCTAGCACGGTTCTTGTCCTTGTTTAGTTGTGTTCTATAATACTTCCGCAATTCCTTTTGCAAGTCTTGCGGCTTTCTGCATCAAGCTGTTTTCTTCTAGGTATTCTAGACCCTTCAGTGTTATCCTGATACCCTCTAGCCCTTCAATGTTTGGTGTTGGGTCTCCTATGTATTGGATCACCTGGAATCCCTCAACGTATCCATTTTTCAGTAGCATGCCTAGAAGTGCTTTTCTCTTTGGTTCTGTGATGTCTAGGTTATCCGCTGAAAGTCTTCGGATGTCTAGAACTTCATAGTCCATTGATTTTTGCAGAATTGATAGAATTTTGTATATCGTTTTGAAGTCTTCCGACATGTTCTGCCTCCTACTAAAAATCCGCGCTATTTCTAGCACGGATCCTCTTGTACTGTCGCGGGCCCCCTTCGTCTTTCGACGCACCCCGCATATCGTGTATCAGCTTTCCAGGGATTCTTTAAGCCTCACAGCACTTTTTCTACTTAAAGTATATCCCGTTTAGTTCTTTGAGTCAATCAATGAGTCACTGTCCTGTAGCTTCTTGTATTGCTTCAGAGCCTTGTTCTTTTTGCTTCCTATGTAATTCACATGTACTATAAATTCCTCGCTTTCTCCAACTCTTTTATCAATGGCGACCTCTAGGCCGTAGCTTTTTCCATCCTCGCCAGGATATAGTTTATAGAACTTAAAGTCTCGATTATTCTTGTTCTTTCCTAAGAGCACTAAATCATAATTTTCTATAACCTCTGCGATTTTGTTATAACAGTCTTCCGGGTATTCATTTATGTGCCTGTATAAGATGTAAGCAAGGTCTGTTTTCTTTAAAAGAACCTGTTCTTTATTGATTCCGTATTTTTTTAAGATTTCAGGGGTCTTAGCCACTTGATAAGATTGTTTTGCATCTAGTTCGCTAAGGTATCCGATCCAGTAGCTTTTATCCTCGCCCTTATCTTTCTTTTTCAAACTTGCCAAGTTTTGTTTTAAAAAGTTGGAAAGGTCCTTTTTTGTTCCTATGTCCTCCTTATATTCCAATCGTTTCTTCGGTATTCTTACAGGCTTGTAAGGTCTTCCTTTTGTTCCGCCTATCTTCTCGGCTGAATAGTCTCTCTTTAATCGGCCCTTAGAAGCGTCCACAAGCTCCTTCAGTCTCATCTTGTTGTATTTATACCAGTAATCTTCTTTCGTCGTGTCTAGCCCTGCTGCAGCTTTCACACGGCGCTCTCTGTCCCACTTTCTCATGTTTCTTTCGTAGGACCTTTGCTTTTGCTCCATCTGGTATATTCTGTCATTTTCTTTAGGATTTATAGGCTTGTTGTAATCTTCGCTTATTCCTGGAAAGTATGCAGTAAACGAATGCCTACAGTTCCATCCGCCAAGTCCTGCGCCTGTTCCGTATCCTGTGGCCTCATAAAAGTTCTCGTAATTTCCTTCCGGATAGTTTACCCAGAACACTTTTCCTTGCCAGGCTGCGTGGCTTGGTCTGGCTCCCATGTGGGCACTTGTCTGTACTAGATTTATATCTAGCTCATCAATGACCGATTTCTCGCAAGCCAGGGCGTTCTGGTTTACTGCGGTTCGTACTGCCAATCGAACGGCCGCCTCGATTGATCGTTGAGCACCGCTTGGGTAGGATACCTTTGTTAGTCCTTCTCTGCATAGCTTGTCTATTGTGTTTGCGGTTGCTTGATCTAGTGAGTAAGCTCCGCTTGATACCTGAAGATAAGCCATGTCGTAGTATCTCATAAAAGTGTCGCTAGCCAGTTGAGCTGTGGTCCTTGTAAGGTTCTGGATATCTCCCCACAGTGCTGATGTTCCTTTTTTGATCTGGTCCGAAAACTCTAAGCCACTTGTGTCGTATCCTCCAGCCTCTAGTCTGTCGAATGTGTCGCGGATACTTTTATAAGCACTCTGTTGCATGATCCGGTCGACTTCTTCTTCGGAAGTGTGAAGTATTTCAGCTAGTCTTTTGTTAATCCAGTCTTGCTGGAGTCCTAGCTGCTTTAGTTTGTTGTTTAAATACTCCGTTGTGCTTGTCATAGCGTCCTGATTCATCTTGATCCGCTCCGCTATGTCTACCAGTATTTCTGTGGCCAGTTCCTGATACAGTTTTTCTAGGTCGTCACCTACGTTCTGCAGGTAGTTTGGTTCTAGCATTAGGCTTCACCCTCTGGCTCCTCGTCGTCTTGTGTTTCATCTTGCTGGAAGAACATACTTTGAATTCTGTCTGCCGGGTTCTCTATTTCTCCGGTCATCTCTCTGGCTGTTTCTTCGTCTTCTCCGTAGTATCGGACGCGATATTCCCATTTCTGTAGGATGCCAGCCGATATTTCCTGAAGCATTCGAAGTCGTTCCGCTTCCTCGTCTGAGAACATAGTGTCATCAAATTGGATTGTGATGCGAACGTCTGGATCAAGCCCGGATATGTGGCACTTCTCTTTGCCTAGAATGATAATCGATCTCGTTAGCTCTGTAAGTGCGTCCTGGATTGCGATACGTTGCTTCCAGACACTTTCTGTTAGCTCTTTATTGCTTGCACGAACCTGAGTTGCCGTGGTCATGTTCTGGATACTGAACTGGTACCTGTTCTGGCCAAGTCCGCATTTACTTGATAAAAGATTTAGATTGAATTGAACGTTCTCTTTGTTCTCGTCAACTCGAAGGCTCGGATTGTATTCCTCAAAAAGTCGAGGCTTGTCTGGGCTTACTTGTGTTCCTGTACTTACGTATAGGGATTTCTCTAAAGTTGCACCAACGTCGGGCTCTTGCCTTACGGGTACTCGTTCACCTTTATCGTTTAGCGCGTAGGCTGTTGGCTTCATGCTAAATAATGCCTGATCCATGAAAACCTTTTTCTTTCCTAGCAGGGTATCCATGAATAGATTGTCGTACGCCAAGTCGCAGCTTTCTAGCATGTCAATTGCGTTTGCGTAGATCGACATCCCTAATGGTACGTCTGCTATGTTGTTTTCAATATTAGGCTTTAGGATCACAAAAGGTTTACAAGGCAATTTATAGCTGATTGCTTCGCCGTGTGGTGCTGATACTCTTTCATAGCCTACGGCGTCTCCTGCCACGTTGTTGATCTTGAAGTAATGGTTGTAGATTTGGTACCCTTCTTGCTCTTGCTTGAAGACCTGGATGTACATGAATCTATCCCCGTTTTGTGTGTACTCGCTAGCCAGTGCAATTTCTGAAATGTCTTCCTCGTCATAGGTCAATGGCACTATTTTCTGTGCGTCCTTGATAGCTTTGATTTGTACGCTCTGGGCACTCAGCTGTCCTTTGTTTACTGTTGGATTTACAAGCTGCAGATAGAAGCATACGGTCCCTTGTGCGAATTCTCTCTCGACTGCTTTGTTTCCTAGCTTCCAGAACTTGCTGTTTCCTAAAACTCCACCATTCTGGTCTTCTTTGTCTCCAGTCAAGAATTCTTGTGTGGCGTCAGTTCCATGTTCGTTGCACTCTACAAGAATTCGAGTCTTATCGTTTAGAAGTAAATCGGCCCAGTCTTCGCAGATTTTCTTAGCCATTCGCATTTGTTTGCGTTTTACTTGTCTGCTGTCTCCGCTTTCGTTCTTGATCTCGTATTTATGAAAATCTTGAACGTAGCCTTTCCACCAATCGTTCCAGAATTGAATCTTGTTGTAGTAGTCTTGGACTTCCTGGCTCACAGGATATCCTAAGTCCTTTAGTATTGTGAATAAAATTCTCATTTAAGTTCTCCTTCCTGTGATCAGGTCCATATATGTCGACCAACTGTAAAAATGGGCATCAAATGTATCGACGTCGGTTGTAAAGTCATCCAGAATCTTGTCTTCCTTCGATTTTGTATCGTATAGGGCTGTACTCAAACTTTCGACCACCATAGGTACTGCCTGGAACTTCATCTTGTGTCGGTTAAGCATCATGTTGTAGGTCAGAATACGTGTCTTTCCGTCTATCTTGCGGCAATCCATCACATTGGTTGGAAAGCCTGCCCTTTGTACGGCTACTCGTATACTGTTCAGAATTACCTGTTCGGCGTTATCTACAAAAACGCTTGATACCACGAATCCTTGCTGCCATAGGCTGCGTAGCATGTCTACTGTTTCTACACATAGCCTTTCTGCATCAATCGTTCCTTTTGAGTGGATGATCTTTCGCTCTGCAAAGGTTACAATCTCAGAAAGGTCTGCCGTGATTCCTGTTACGATCAGGCTACTGTGTGAACGTGTTCCACCTATGTCCAGGCCTATGTTGATCATGTTAAAAAGTGGAAGTTCTCCTTTGACTTCCCACTCGTCTGGATTATCAGCAAACTGTGGAAAGAGTAGCCCTTCCGCATTGCACCATTCTCCTAGTATGTATCTGTTGTATAGGACTGTCCCTCGATATTCGAGTTTCAAGTTTTCCACGAATTCCTGCGGCAGAAACGGGTTGTCTTCAATCGTGTATTTCTGTCGGAAGATGTCAGCTCCTGATTCTAGAAACTTTAAAAACCAGTGGTTCTTGTTGTCCGGGTTGCAGGTTCCGTCAAAGCAGCTATAAGGCTTGTCTAGACGCGACTTTAGCATGTCAAAAACTTTTTTTGTTCCAGGTTACTACTTCGTCTCCGTAGCAATACGCTACTGAGGCCCCTTGTATCTTTGTAACCTGGCTTTCTTTGTCTGCACCTATCGCGTAGCACATACGACCGAAAAGCTTTACCGTGTTATCCGGTCTTACTCTTCCGACCAGTTCCGGTCCGTATAGTTCTCGCATAGGCTCTAGAACGTTTCTTTCAAGTGTCGACTTCGTGTTTCCTATGAGGAACACGTGGCCTGGAAGGCCTTCTATAGCTCGAATCCGTTTCGGGATGATGTAATAGTCCAGCCATGTCTTTCCGCTACGTGTAGCCCCTTCTTTTATGTTCCAGCGGCTCGGTTTATGATTCCAGAACTCTTTCTGTTTCTCAGTTAGTTCCACTATCGTCTCCGGCTACTGCGTCCATAGCTTTCAATAAAAGATCCAGTTTCGTAAGCTCTTTAGAAGGGTCGCCTTGTCTCTTGATCTGTTCAGCCTGTGCATTCATTAGCTTCGTTCTGGCTCTGTCTAGGCTTGTGACTGGTTGCTGTCCTGTAAGATCTCGAATGAATTCGGCTGCCCTTACGTCTCCGCGTGTGGCTTTATTGAACATGGTTGCGGCTAAAAGCATTTGATTACTGAGTTCCTCATCTTCTAGACCCATGTCGATCAGCTTTTCTTTGTTTCTTTCGCTTGGCTCCAACTCTAGGATTGCAGCTAGGCATTGTTTCAGCTTCTTTTTCTTTTTCTGGACTTTCTGGCTTGCGGCTCCCCCCTTGCGTCCCATCTCTGCAGCATTCTCTTTCGTGAATGGCTTCAGGTTTTGCATAGGGTCTTTGCGCTGTCTTGCCGCTTCGGACTTTGTGCGTCCGGCTAATCCCTTAGCAGGCATCTGATATCAGCTCCGCCTGTTCTCCGGTGTAATCTTCCCAGCGCTTGATAATTACATCGGCATAGTGTGGATCATACTCCATCATGAAGCACCTCCGTCCTAGCTGTTCGCAAGCCATAAGCGTGGAGCCTGAACCTCCGAATAGGTCAAGCACGTTTTCTCCAGTTCGGCTGCTGTTCTTGATCTGTCTTGCAATCAGTGGAATTGGTTTCATGGTTGGATGCAGATCGGATTTCGTGGGCTTCTTCTCGTCCAGAATCGTTGTGTCCTTGCACCCCCCCAGGATTGATTTTAGAAGGTCTTTAAGCTCGTCCTTCTTCATGCTGTCAATGTCCAGGTTCTCTGTATCTTCGAGTACGGTTACAAGGTTTCTAGTGTTGACGAAGTAATGGGCTGCGCCATCTTTCCATCCGTAAAGGCATGGCTCGTGTTTCCACTGGTAGTCCTGGCGACCCAGTGCGAATGTGTTCTTGTTCCAGATCAATGTTTGTCGGATGTTTAGGCCTGCGCGTTCGGCTGCTTCCAGAAAGTTCTTACTCTGTGTAGATGCGTACCAAATGTAGAAAGCACCGCCAGCCTTGAGCTGCTCTGTCATGTTCTCGAAGGCAACTTTTAAAAACTCGATAAAGCCCTCGTCGTCTTCCCAGGAGTCGTTATCAATGACCAGTCCGTCTGTTCTTCGGTGTAGCTGCTTAGCCTCTGAAGGTCTCATATGCTGTCCTAGTGCTACGTTATACGGTGGATCAGTTACGACCATATCCATGGTAGCGTCGCTGCAAAGTTTTTCTACATCCTGGCGTTTGGTACTGTCTCCAACCATCAATCTGTGCCTTCCTAGCATCCAGCATTGTCCTCTTTTGGTTGTTGGTTCTTCCGGAATCTCTGGCTCGAAGTTGTCGTCCTCTGCGATTTGTTCGTCGAATGTTTCTGTCTCAAATCCGAAAGGCTCCATATCGAAGTCCATGTTGTCTAGCTCTTCCAGTTCAAACTGTAAAGCGTCAAGGTCCCATTGTGCTGCTTCCGCGACTTTGTTGTCTGCCAATCGGTAGGCTTTCACCTGTGCTGGTGTTAGATCGTCGGCCTGGATGCAAGGCACTGTCTCAAGGCCTAGCTTTTGTGCTGCCTTCCATCTCGTGTGTCCTGCAATGATGATCAGGTCTTTATCCACCACAATTGGTTGCTTGAATCCGAACTCGTCTATAGATGCTGCGACTAAATCGACGGCATCTTCGTTGAGTCGTGGGTTGTTCTCGTAAGGCTTCAGGTCGCATGTTCTTATGTCTCTAATGTTCATGTGTGTTCACCTCTGTTGTATTAAAAAAGAAGCGTTAGCAGCTCAGTGTTCTCTCCAATGAGAGGTTTATCCTGTTTAGCTGCTAAGGCTTCTTTGTTGTCTATGATTACCCAGAGCGCTGAAAAGAAAAATAAGATTAATGTCCTTGATTTGTCGTAGTTGCTGTTGATGTTGACGTTGACTAGAAAGCACTCGTTTTTTTAGAAAGGAGGACGCTCCGGGTAAAAGAAAAGAGGGCCTTTTTCTACCGGTCCTCTTTTACAAGTACTAATATACCACTTTAAAGTGGTACACAGTGGGAACTCTTTAGCTTTTTGTGAGCTTTTTTACTTCCGCCATTAGATGTTTATATAGTCCTCGTCTTGTGTATCCGTATTTCTCAGCAACTTCTTCAGCCTTGATTCTATGAATGTACAGATCCCATAAGATATTCTGATCTTGCAAGTCTAGAAGTTCTGTCCATCTTAGGTCCGTCAGTCTTTTCTGGAAGTGATGCAGTTCTTGTTCTTTGGCTGATATCTCTTCAAATAGCCCGAGCGGGCTGTGGTACTGATGCTGATATGTTGGCATAGGCCACTTGCTTCTTTTCTGTTCTGCGGTCAGTTCGATTCCTCCTGATTTTGCAAGACCTGTCATCTGGTGGTTTAGTACTTCCAATTCCTGATTCAATTCAATCAAACGGTGGCAGCAGTAGCGCACCGTTTTTAGTTCTGGAATTAATTCGTCGTAAGTCGTATTTTACCTCCTTAAAGCTTCGATTAAGGCTTTTTGTGTTATGTTCTTGTGTTCTAGTGCATCCAGCATGTCCTCGTCTACTGTGCCTCTAGCTACGATCTGATAAATTGTCACGTTGTTGATTGCCAAATTATTTGAATATGAAAGTGAATAATCTAATCACATTAAAT